GTAGGATTAGTGAACGGAATACTTTTATTGCGCATGTACGGCCACTCCCGAGACGGAGGGATAGTGATGCTAGTCGCAGTATGCTGCTGTATATCTATCTCAAAATTTAAATTTCTGTTTAAATTTAACATCTGAGGACCAGCAGCGCCAAAGTCTCCAGGATCATATTGTACCATTAATCTACCTCGGTGAAAAGCACTTCCAATAACTATAAATTTGTATTCTAAATCTCCTGTGTAAAAATCAAACCAAGTGGCAACACCTGATAGAGCATTAAAAGCAAATGCTCCAAGTGCAGCATCGTAATAATTAAAAGAAGGATCAACACGAACAAATCCAAGTGGAGCTCCAATAGCCACTGCTGCAGTCCACTCAAAAGAACGGAGATAACTCCAGCGGTTTAGTATAGTTCCAAAGGCTAATGGATCTGCATCAATTCCCCCCTCACTAGGTGACACAGTGAGTTGTTGTCTAACATCTACTGTAAGTTTACTTACTGTATCATTAATGTTACCGGGGGCAAGAGAACCAACCGAAGTTATTGCAACTGATTCTTCTTGTATCTGATGTGGTTTTGAGAAACCAAAATGTTCTGCTATCCCAGCCACGGTTTTGGCTACGATAGATGTTGCTAACATAGTGTCACCAATAATGGGTACCTCTGAAAAAGCACTAGTGACTTCTGCAACATTGCTAGCAATTTTGGATACCGGTCCTTTACTATCTAACTCACCAGATTCAGCACGTAAAGCATATTGGTAATCCATTGGTTTCATAGTACTATCGACTAAGCGATCTATAGCTTGTGTATATGTAAGACTCAAAGCTGGTACGGTCGGAACTACAGGATTAGAACAACTACTGATCATTTTAATATGTTCATTGTAAACATCCTCAGGGTGCATCGATAATTCTGCAACCGCTCGGTCAATATTGATTCTAAGAACATCATCTGGCTCGACATGTTTACTCTCCACATAACAGTGTAAACTTTTGAAAATACTATCCAATTCGATAGGAGCTACGAATTCCTTCCTACGAGAACACCATCTAAAACCTCTCTTAAGAAAAGATACTTCCGCAAATTTGGTAGCAGTTGCTGAAACTGGTTGTTTATGAGAGTCAGTAACTTTTATATTATGTTCTTTACAGAATTTAGCGTAGCTAATTGAATTGTACTTCCATAATCCTTTAGTATTTTCGATACTATCATCTCCAAAACACATTAGCCTACAATAGTCCCTGTATTTAAGAGCAGGATTAAGTCCATATACCTCAAAGAAATGAGCGCGATGCAATAAAGAAATAATACCAGAATCAAAATGAGTTGTTCCAAATACTCCAGATAACATCAAACCAAATAGTTGTAAAAGATCACCATTAACCACTACTGACGGATTAGTGATTGTCGTAATAAGTCCTCGCATTATAGTAAGATCTTGTGGTGAATAGTTACCTTTTTCAGCCAAATCTATAATCGCTGTACCATAGAACTGCAGAACATCAGGGAGAATATTCTGATCGAATGATGAAACATCTTCAGCATGCCAAGATGATAACGCACCTTGATCAAGGTGCATCTTTAATGCATGCCATTGTGAACTATAGGGATTGATACCAATAGCACATTCACTCAGTTTCCAATTATCAACCAAGAAAGAAAAGACAGACCCGAAATATTTCCGAACCACTAATAGCAGGCAGAAAGGAACATTTGCGAAATGTCGCATACCCTTCCCAATCTTTCTAACCTCCATTTTACCACTAATAATCGATGGCACCACAGGCAATTTTCCACCAAGAATTATCTTTTCTATATCTCTAACTTCATTCCAGATCTCTTCTTTAACAATCCAAGATCCATATTCATCTTGGGTAGCCCAATCGCACTTTTTACCCTGTTTTGAAAAACCTGGTGAAGTTGACATATCAATGGGATTCAAGAAAACTTCTCCCGGACATCCGTTAACTATCTCTTTTCTGTTAAGAACTCGTAATTTTATAGATTGAGCAGCTAGTGGTAAAAGAGGTTCTTTCCAGTCTTCTCTTGCTCTAATTAACAAGGCTGGGCGAACAGGAGTATTTTGAGTAGTCACCTCTTTCATCCAAGAATCGGTTGCAACATATTTTTTCTCTCCAGGTAAAGGGAGAGGTGAACCCCATTTATTGGGATATTTCTTATGTAGCTCAGCACTAATAGAATGATTAAATACTTGATTTTTCATAGTGGTATAACCTCCCACTCGTCCAAGAAACGTAAATTGTTTATCCGGACCAACATATAGAGCAGGTGATTGAACTGGAACGTCCTTAGAGGCATCAATAGGAAAAGGGGAGTCTTTCGCAGAACTAAGCTGTAATGGAGTAGATAAGTATGGTCGTTGTTCCATCGCTGTTAGAATATCACAGCGGCGTACGCGAATAGCATAACTTGCAGTAGAATCAGATATAGAGCCAGCAATGTGTATCCCTTTAATGTACGTCTTCTTACTACCAGAAATAACTGGAGAACCACAAAGTCCCGCACCATTTG